GTACACATTTTATTTGTGATAATAATTTTTGTGTTAATGAATATTTATCCATTAATCGCAAAAATATAGTAACATCAGCATTTTATATTAGTTCTATAGAAGATAAACAACCTTATTCAATATTTATAAAAGATATTTCTATATATGGTAATGAAGAAGAAGGAACAAGAATATATTGCAATGAAGATAAAATTTTACTTGATTCTTTAGATTATATCCCACTTGAAGATGATGCAATAAAACAATTTGGGAAATATTTAAAATTACAAATTTTTATATGAAAGAATTTTATGTTAAAATGTATCTTATGTAAAAATACTATGAAAATGGAAGCTAGTTATAATAAAGATTTGAGAACTTATGAATGCAAAAATAAATCATGCAGAAAAGAAAATATACATGAATCTCTAATTAATAACTCTCATATAAATAATTTTAAAATTTGTAAAGATGTAGATAGTTATGTTATTTATTATGAATTATGTTTAAAGAAACAAATAAGAATTATTGGTGATTTTGGTAATGATAAAACTTATATTTTTAATGGAAATGAAGAATCATATTATAAAGATGATGCAATTTATGTTACAGATTTTCTTCCATTTCAAAAAGGCGCATTAAAACAATTTAATAAATATATTTCATTGAAAGAATTTTTATAATGATCGAATTTGAAAATATTAACAATTGCCTTATTTGTAATTCTATTTTAATTGTAGGCTACGATCAAAGTTACAAATATTGTTGGAATGACATATGTAGAAAAAATCAGATACCATCTTATGTCAAAGGAGAACCAAGTTCATTTTATATTAGCAAATTTAATGATTATTCTAAATCAAACTTTAGCAATTTTAATTTTTATCTTGTATTTCTCAATAAAAAAATAAAAATTAATGTAGAAAATAATAAAACAATTTTTATCAATACATATAATGATGAAGAAATTTTAATTACAGATTATATACATTTAAATGAAAATGTGATTGATCAATTTAATAAATACTTAAAATTAAAAGAATTTTTCTAAAATGAAATTTAATGAATTAAAAAAATGTATTTTATGTAATCACACTCTTTGTGTTACTCAAGATAACAAAATGAAATTTTGCAAAAATGATACTTGTCAAAATACAAATGTAATTCTCTCTACAGATAATAAAACATCTAGCTTTTATGTCGGCACAATTAACCACATAGAAATTGAAGAATATGATATTTTTTATAATAAAGAATTTCGATTAAAATCTTTTAACTCACAATGTTACACTTCAGGAAATAAAACTTTTATACATTATTTGGAAGATTCGAATAAAACAAAATATTTTGATAATCATATTTTACTACCAGATTTTATAGAATTAACTAGCTCAACGATTTCAAACACAAAACAATATATAGAAAAATATAAAAATTTAAAAGCTTTTATTTAAGGAACCAAATGAACAAAGCTCAAGCATTTAAACTTTTTGAATTATCCCAAAATTCTACTCCAGAAGAAATTAAGAAAAAATATAAAGAACTTGTTAAATTACATCATCCAGATAGAAATGAAAACAAAGAACAAGCTACCAATAAAATAAAAGAAATCAATGAAGCTTATTCTCTTCTCTCAAATAAAACTTCTCCAAAACCACAAGAACAAATTCATGAAAATATTTTTATCTCAACCACAATTTCTTTCAAAGAATCTGTCTTAGGTTCAAAAAAACAATTTACATATAATAGAATTGCTAAATGTAATCCTTGCAATGGTCATGGAAAAATTCCAAAACCAAGTGATTGTAAAAAATGCAATGGCACCGGAAAAATCACTAATAAACAAGGCTCTAAACATAACCAAATGGTTTTTATTCAAACATGCGACCAATGTCACGGAAAACAAGAATTTATTGATTGCCAAAATTGTTTTCAATCCGGCTCAATTGGAATAGAAACTTCAATTAATGTTTCTATTCCAATTAAAATTAAAACAGATTCAACCATCAGATTAAGCAATATGGGAAATTTTGTTGGATCATCAAGCTTTGGATTTATGAGCATGGAACAATACACAGATCTTTTTATAAACATCTCGGTTACTCCAGATCCAAATTTTTATTTGGATGAACAAAATAATATAATTCATGATTTGCAAATTTCTCTTTTAGATGCTCTTCAAGGAAAAGAAGTTTCCGTTCCCACAATTCATGGAGAAGAAAAAATTACTGTTCCTCCCAAGTCAAAAAATAAAGATAAAATTACCATCCAAAATCTTCCAGATTACCAAGTTAATTTAATCGTTAATTATCCAGAAGATGTTTCTCAACTTGTTTCTTTTTTAGGAAAATAAATGTTTACCACTAACTGCACAAATAAAGGTTGTCGAAAATTTCAAGAACCTTATCTAGATGTAAAAACCAACAAAGTTTTTTGTGGAATTTGTAATCAAGAAATTGAAAATATTTCTCCATTTACAAAAAATACCATGAAAACTCTTAAACAAACTCGATCAACAAAATCCACAAAATCATTTGCCGTCAAATGCGGAAATTGCCAAATGCATGATCGACCAATTCTTCAAAAAAATATTGTTTGCTGCTCTTCTTGCAAAAAACAAATTAAAAATCTTCCAGAATCTTTTGTAATAATGCTAAAAGAAGAACTAAAAAGAGTTGATATGGATGGATAATATAGCCACCCATTGCAGATATCTTCTCATCAATTCACCAGAGGCAAATCAAGTTCAAGAATATTTAGATTCCAGAATATCAAGATCTTCTCAAGAACTTTTCCAACTTGGATTTTATCCCCCACCAAATCAATTATCTCTTTTAACTTATTCAATTTCTGAACAAGAATTAAAAAATCAAAAATTACTTTACACTTTAAATATTAATGATTCTCTCTCCCAGAGAAAAATTAATATTTCTTATTTTGAACATCATTCAATCCTTTTTCCATTTAAGAATCCTTACGGAAAAACAATTGCTTTGGTTGCCAGAACTTTAATTCCAGAACAAGAAAGAAAAAATTTAAAAATTGTAAAATACAAAAATACAATATTCAAAAAATCAAATTATCTTTTTGGCTTATATGAAAATCAAAAAAATATCCTACTAAAAGATCAAGTCTTTCTCGTAGAAGGACAATTCGATGCCATTAAAGCAACTGAAGCAGGATTAAATAATGTAGTTGCTTTGGGATCAAGTTATCTTACTCCAAATCAATTGGCTTTGATTCTAAGATATACAAACAATATTCATCTTTTACTTGATAACGATGAAGCAGGAAAAAAAGGAAAAAATTTAATTTTAAAAAAATATGATTGCTATGCAAATTTTATCAATCATGATATTCCAGAACCATTCAAAGATATTGCAGAGTTTTTAGAAACCAATTCAATAAATGATTTAAATCTATAAGGAAAGAAAAATGAATAATATAGAAAATTCCAATGTAATTATGCCCGAAATAGAAGAAGAAAATTATGAATTAAGTGAGGAATTAATCTCCAAAACTATTGAAAATCTTACCGAAGAAGAAATTAAAGAAATAGATAATATTCCAATGTATATTTATAAAATTACAAATTTAATTAATAATAAAATTTATATTGGACAAACATATTCTATTAGAGAAAGATGGTATCGCTATCGTTCATCAGTTAAAAGAGAAGTTGATAGTGGTATGATGATAGTTCGCGCTATGATTAAATACGGAATAGAAAATTTTAAAATAGAAGAAATTGAAAAATGCAAAAATAGAAATGAATCTAATATTAGAGAAAAATATTACATTGAACTTTATGATGCAAGAAATACAAATGTTGGTTATAATATTGCCCTTGGTGGAGATTCTCAATGGCAATCAGCGGAAATTATTGCCAAAATTCAAGAAGGTAGAAAAAAATATTTTGAACTTTATGGTAATCCAAGAAAAGGAATTCCCTTGTCAGAAAAACATAAAAAAGCTATTTCAATTGCTTCCATGGGTAAACCAGGAACTAATTTAGGTAGAGCTTTTTCTCAGGAATGGAAAGATAAATTATCTGACTCTAACTCTGGTCAAATGAGAAACGACGAAGTTAAAAAAACTTTATCAAATTCTCACACAGGGCAAATTGCAGTTAACAGAAAATTAGATTTTGATCAAGCAGAAGAAATCAGAAAAGCTAAATTTGTAGATGGTAAAACTTTAAAATGGATTATGGAAAATTATGAAATTTCTGGAGGTACGATTGGCGCTATTCTAAAACAAATAACTTATAAATTTAAAGAAATAGATGGTGTAAAAATTTATTCTATCTATGATATTCCGGAACAAACCGCAGCAGGAAAAGCTATCTCAGAAGCTATGAAAGGTAGAAAAGCTGCAAATGCTAAGTTAACTTTGGAACAGGCTAATGAAATAAGAAAAGTTAGATTAGAAGAAAAAATTTCTTATATCAAAATTGCTGAAAGATTTAAAATTACAAAACAAGCTGCTTGTGCTATTTGTAATAACCAAATTTATGTAAATAAATAATTTTTGCATGACCTCTAGAATAAAATTGGTAGAGGTCACTACCATAAAATTATTTTGTTAAATAACTGATATATTTTTGTTGTAAGACAATTTTTAAAAAGAAAGGAATTTTGTTTTAAAACAAAATTAATATAATTATGAAAGCAGAGAGAAAATCCCGTAGTGACCATTACCAATTTTTGATTCTAGAGCTGTCATGTTCTAATGAAATGATGGAAGCCTTCACCAACGGGGATTCAATTTACAACAGATTAAATCCCTTTAAATATGATGAAGAAGTTCTTTTATTAGAAGAACAGCTTCGGGTAGAATTTTGGAGGATTGTGGATACAATGTTAACACCTCGACAGAAACAAGTTATTAGACTTTATGCTGATGGTTATACGCAAATGGAAATTGCTAAAATGTTGAATGTAAACCAGTCATCTATCACTAAAAGTTTGAACGGTAACGTGGATTACAGTGTAGGTAGAAAATCATATGGTGGTTCCACCAAGAAGATTAAAAAGATAGTAGAAACTGATGAGAAAATTCAAGCCATATTAAAACGTATAGGAGAAATAAAAGAAGAAAAATGGTGAGACTTACATAGTAGTCAATGTTGTCGTAAGAATTTGGTTCGGTAACGAAAATTTTTATAAAGTTGTGATATAGAATGGATGAGCCTGTCAGGCTCATCTATTTTGTTTTTTGGAGAAAATTAAAATGTTAAATTATGAAGAATTAAATATTACTGGTGAAAAATTTGACGAAATTAAAATTGTATTAAAAGAAATTCTTGGATCAGAAGAAAATATATTTGGAATATTTAAAGTAACAAATATGAATGATAAAAAAGTTTATATTGATGGTGTTAAAGACCCTGCAAAAACTTGGAAAGGATATGAAGGAGCTATACAATATAAAAATCCATCTAAAAAAATTCACGCAATTATGAAGGAAATTGGATTATCCAACTTTAAATTCGAAATAATAGATTATTGCTTTTCTATTCATGAAATGAAAATTTTAAAAGAATTTTATATAAACAAATACAAATCTAACAATGAAAATTATGGATACAATGAATCTAAAGAAAAATTAAATAACAATAACAATAAAAAAAGATCTTCTAATCAAAATAGAAAAATGTCCCCAGAGAGAGAAAAACAAATTTGTGAAGCATTGCAAAATGATTTAACTTATAATGAAATTGGAAAGAAATTTGGAGTTCATGCACCAACTATTAAGAGAGTTGAGAAAAGAAATAACATTCAAAGAAAAAGAAATAAAAAATTTAAAGTAACGCATAGTGAGGAAACAAAAAAGAAAATGTCTGAAATCAAAATAAATTATTGGAAAGAAATAAAAGGATCAAGATGACATCAACAAGTTTAACTAAAAAAGATATAAAAGGTATGGCTTACGATAAATTTAAATTATGAAGAATTAAATTTAACTGGAGAAGAATTTAGTAAAATGGAAAATATGATGATTCCATTTTTAGCTCCCAAAGAAAATATTCATGTAATTTACAAAATTTACAATAATCAGACTCATAAATTTTATATTGGTCAATCTGTTGATTACAAAACTAGATGGAGAGCTCATAGAAATACAGCTGCTTACACTGAGGATGAATCAAACATGATCATTTATAAATCTATTAGAAAATGGGGTATAGAAAATTTTGATTTCAAAATTATTGATTATTGTTTTTCTTATGAAGAAGCAAATAAATTAGAATCACATTATATAGCAAAACATGAAACTTATGATATTGAAAAAGGATATAATATGAGATTAGGTGGTGATTCTTCTCCAAAAATAGAAAGAAGAATAAAACCTGAATTGGAAGCAAAAATTCTAAATGCTTATTTAGATTTTTCAATACCAATTCCTAAAATATTAGAAATGTTTAACATTCATACTTCTACTCTTTATAGAGTCGTTCATAGAAATGACGCTCCATCGAGACCAAATACTGGATGGAAAGATAGAGGATTAACTCATAGTGATGAAACCAAAAATAAAATGTCTAATACCAGGACCGAATATTGGGAACAATGGCGATTAGAAAATGCAAAAATTTTAACTTCAGAACAAATAAACATGATTAAAAATCAATATTTATTAGGTAAAAAAGCTGAAGATATTGCCCCAATGCTAAATACAATTACAGCAAAAATAACAAAAATAATTAAACAAAATAAACAAAATAAACAAAATTGGGATAAAAAATAATTTAATATAAATTATCATATTAAGCCATAAAGAAAATTTTCTTTATGGCTTTTTCTTTTTGTGCTAATTATTACAAATTATCTATTATCAATAATGATTTATTTTAATGTGTAAATCCTAGGGAAAATTGGAGATTTTATGTCTAAATTTGGAATTGATCGTGCAGATTTAGAACGTAAGTTAACAAAAAAAGCATATAAACTTTCTGATGTAAAAGATAAAATTCAAAAAGTAGCTTTTGATGTGGTACGTTTTAAAGATGGAGATGTTGCGTCTGATTTGTGGAAAATTGAAAATGGAGTAGATGGTCCATATATTGTTGCTATGTATTCAGAAGATGATGAAGTTGAGAAAAAATCTTCTTGGGAAGTTGCTTCATTAAAATCTCAAGCAGCATTTCAAATTTATTATAAAGGAGATCCAATTGTAAAAATTGCTTTTGATAAATTAAAAATTCCAACTTCCGAATTAAATAAAGTTCCTGAATATTTACCAAGCAAATTAGCTGAAAATAAAAAACTAGTTCATTCATTATTAAAGGAACTAGATGATGTAACTAAAAAACAAGTATTAGTAAAATATCCAGAATTGGTTTAAGGATAACGATTATGAATTTTGACAAAACGATTCGTTCATTGGCAAGTAAATTAAATGATGGAGAAAAATTAATTGCTCCACTTTTTGTTGCCAAATTAGCTAAAGCGGTAAAAGCATATCCTGAAGATCAAACGATCGGAATGATTCATCGAGTTATGGAAAAAAAAGCAGATTTTCTTGTTTCTCGAGCTGAAGTAAAAGATTTATATAAGAAATTTTATGTTTATAATACTCGATTTGCTTCTTTATTTACTGATGAACTAGGTGAAGTTTATAACCCGGCTGAAGTAAAACAATATGCTAGTAATGATGGAAAACAATTACCTGCTTATCAAGTTGAAGATCAAGTATTAGCGAATGCTCTTGCTAAAGCAATGGACAATCGAATTGAATTAAAACCATATTCTGTGAAACTTGCACAAAAAGCTGTTTCAATGGTTAATGATACTTTGTCAGCTTGGAATTTAAAACCAAATAAAATTGAAGTTGGCATTGGAAATGAAAAATTTTTAATTGTTCAAGCTTCTTATTTTACTCCTAAAGGTGCAACTAGTTTTTATGTACCAATTGAATTAGTTGGAAATAAAATTTCTGAAGCATCTGTATTTGTTGGAAATTCTGGTCCGGTAGATTTAAATCGAGAAAGTATTAAAGATTATTTATTTAAATCGGCTGGAAAAGATTTAGAAATTAAAAGCTCAATTGTATTAGATTTATTGGTTAAGTCAGCTTCTCAAAACAAAGAAATTAGTGCTGCTGAGATTGCTTTAACTAAATTGCGAGCTAGCAAACAAAGTGATGGATTTGGAAATGGAATTTTGGGATTAAAAGTTGAGGCGAGTGCCAAGGCAGATGTACTTGCGCCCAAACACGATGATTATGAGACATTGCAAGAAAAATTTGACAAGCCTCAGGGTAGAGCAGCGATGTCATTTGGTGAGCGTAATGTAAGATTAGCTGGAGAATTAATTTCTCGTCAGTTAAATTCTTTTGGTTGTAGAAATTTTCAATTAAAAATTACTAACTCTGATAAGAGCAATGTATTTTATGGAGTTTCATTAGATGGAGGAAAAGTAGCTTTTACTGTTCCTGTAAAATTTGAAAAAGGAAAATTAACCACTCCAGAATTTATGATTGCTAATGGTTCTTTAAAAGAATTTTCAAAAACTAAAATTGCATCGATGTATGATTCTGGTGAAAGTGATTCAAAGGTTGCTTCATTGGTTAGTTCAAATCATGAAATTGGTTCTGGAGAATTGTTACAAATTATTAAAGAAGCTGCTTTAAATGGTGATCATAGTAAGGCAGAAGATGCTTTGAATGTATTAGCTAATAGAGATCAAAAAGCTTATGCTATGGGTGTTTCGACTTATGTTGATAATTTAAAAGGCAAGAAAATTGAAAAAACTTGTTCAATGTTAAGAGAAACAAAAACAAGTAAACATAAAGTTTGTGGTCATACAAATTTACCTGTTCATAAAACTTATGTTGATGAGAATGGAAATTGTTTACCATTGTATAGAAAAGGAATGGCATTGGATTATGAAGCTGTTTCTTTTATGAATGCAAAAATTTTAGGATAAAAAATGAGAATTGCAGAAATGTTACAAGCGATTGCGACTTGGTTAGAAAGTCCAGATAATGAAGCAATTCTATTGGCTGAATATGATGATCAATGTTTAAAAGTGGTTGCTGAGAGTTGTGTTGAAGCTGCAAATACATTAAAAAAAGCTG